GCGTAGTAAGTAACCACCCTGAGTGTGAAGGGTATGCAGTTGTAAAAACTGATACCAATGAGCTAATGGGTTGCCACAAAATGCAATCCCAGGCTGAGGATCAATTGACCGCAATTAACATTTCAGAATATGGTGAAAACCGATCTGAAAGCGTAGAGCAGGTACAAGAAAAATCAAGATTTAACACTGCCCTACAAATACTAAAAGATTTAAAAAAAGAGATATAATTTTGTCAAGTCGTAGAACACCTAACCCCGATTACCGGCGCGTTACACCTTCTCACTAAAACAACTAACTAATAGGAGAAACATGTCTAATACTTTTCTAACTTCTCTCCGTGAGAAGCGCGAATCAAAGACATCTCTAATTCAGGCAACTTTAGATCGTGCGGCAGAAGAAGCACGCGATCTATCCGAAGTTGAGTTGGCTAATGTAGAAGCCCTTAACCTAGAGATTAAAAAGTTGGATGAGCGAATTGAGCAGATGTCCGATATTGAAATACGCAATCAAAAAGCCGCTGATCTAGCCGCTAAAGTTGATGCAAACATTGAGCCAAAGAAAGAGGCACGCGCCGGTGGCTTTATTGTTACAAGTGAGGCACTTACTTACTCAGAGAGATCAAGCAATGATTTCTTAACTGATGCATTAAAAGCACAATTTAAAACAGATGGTGAAGCTAGTGCGCGTATTGCACGCCATCAACAGGAAATGGCAATTGAGAAGCGTGCAGTTGGTACATCCAACTTTGCAGGCTTAGTAGTGCCACAATACCTAGTTGATCTATACGCACCATTAGCACGCGCCGGCCGCCCATTCGCGGATGCCGCACGCAAGCACCAATTACCAACTCAGGGTATGTCAGTAGTTATCTCTAAGATCAATACTGGCACAACCACTGCATATCAAACATCACAGAACACAGCCGCAGTATCACAAGATATTGCAGACAACACCCTTACTGTAAATGTAAATACAATTGCAGGACAACAATCAGTATCTAAGCAAGCATTACTACGCGGATACAACATTGAAGGAATTGTTCTAGGTGATTTGATCCGTGATTATCACACTAAGTTGGATAACTCACTTCTAAACGGATCAGGATCAAACGGACAACCATTAGGTCTATTAAACATGACCACTGGAGTTCTAGTAACTTACACCGCTACAACCGGTACAGTTGCAGGTCTATATCCAAAGATTGCTGATGCAATTCAACAAATCCAAAGCAATATCTATGTAAATCCAAATGCAGTAATCATGCACCCACGCAGATTAGGTATGCTATTGGCTGGAGTAGATAGTCAGAACAGACCATTGATTGTGCCACAAGCGTACAATCCAATGAACGCAATGGGTACAGGTAACGGCACACCTACTTATGGTAACTCAGGTTACTCAATTCTAGGATTGCCAATTATCGTTGATGCTAACATTGCAACAAATCAAGGTGCAAGCACAAATCAAGACACAATCTTTGTGGTTGATTTGAATGAAGCCCATCTATGGGAAGAAGCCGCCGCACCAACCTATGTTACATTTGAAGAGCCATCAGGCAAGGTTGCAATCAATATCGTTCTATTCGGTATGTCAGCATTTACCGCAGAGCGTTATCCAAAAGCAATTGCACAAATTAACGGCACAGGTTTAGCAACACCAAGTTTCTAAACCAATAAGTTTCCAGGCCGCTACCCTTCCAGTGGCCTGGATTCTAACTATGATCGGTATTTAATGAATGGAGTTTGTCTAATGTCCCAGGGCAGTACAGGATTTGGATACCGATCATGGCTATAACAAATGGATATGCAACATTAACTCAAATTAAGGCGTACATGTCTATATCAGATAATACTGATAATGACTTGCTAGAAGATTTGGTTGAATCAGCATCAAGATCAATTGATCGGATTGCTAACAGAAGATTTTATTTAGATGCAACAGCATCAGCGCGGCTTTATCGCGCCTACTCAGATATATTTGTTTATGTAGATGATATTGGTACTACATCAAGTTTAGTTGTAAAAACCGATTCAAACGGCAATGGCACATACGCAAAAACTTTAACTTTAAATCAAGATTACATTTTAGACCCATTAACCGCATCATCTTTGAACCGGCCATTTACTCAATTAACTATGGTATCTAATACCGAAACCTGGCCGATATTTCCAGGGCTAACACAAAATGGATTACGCCCAGGTGTGCAAGTAACTGCAAGATGGGGCTGGCCGTCAGTACCGGATGATATAAATATGGCCTGTTTAATTCTTACCGCTGATCTATATAAGCGTAAAGATGCACCGGGTGGCATATTAGGATTAGGTGATTTAGGCGTGGTTAGAATGTCGCCAATAGGTAGGGATGTAACTGCAATGGTTAGAGCTTACAAAAAAGAAGTGGTTGCATGAATCCCGGTACAGTTAGAACTAACCTTAAAACTGCCCTAAGCACAATAACCGGTATGCGCGTATTTGACTATGTGCCGGATTCTACAAACATCCCAACCAATAACGCCTTTGCAATAGTTGGCCAATTATCAATGAATTATGATTACACATTGAACAGAGGATTTGATTCTGCAAGTTGTCAGATCATTGTTGTAGTTGGAAGAATGAGTGAAAAAGATGGACAATCAAGATTGGATGGGCTACTTGCTTCATCCGGTTCTACTTCAATTAAAGCCGCTGTTGAAGTTGATAAAACTTTAGGCGGTGCTGTTCAAACGCTCAGGGTTGTGTCTGCAAGCCCTGGCACAATTACTTCCGCTAATATTGACTACCTAAGTTATCAATATTCGGTTGAATTGATAGGTTAGTAACGAAAGGAAAAATATGGCCATATTTATGGGTAACAAAGTTGCCGTGATTGTTGGTACAACTACCATTACTGATCATGTCAGCACTGTAAGCCTTGCACGCGAAATTGATCAGGTTGATATAAGCGCGATGAATGATAATATACAGAACATGATCGGTGGGATTGAAAGACCTACACTGAATCTTGAACTGTACAATGATTTTGCATCAGCATCAGTAAACGCATTATTTGAAGATGCGTTAGGTACTAAACTGAATATCAAATTGATACCAGTGTCAGGTACAGTAACAGCTACAAACCCAAGTTATACAATGTCATGCCTTATCTCATCATGGACACCTGTAAATGGTGCTGTTGATGCGGTAGCAAGCGTATCTGTATCACTGCCGGTAACTGCATTAACAAAATCAACAAGCGCGTAATAAGAAAAGGGTGGGACAATGCACAAGATTGAAATTGTTAAAAAAGATGGTAAGAAATTAACCTATGATCTTACGCCATCTGTAAAGGTGGCATTTGAAGCCGAATTTAAAACAGGCTGGCGTAAGAGATTAGGCGAACTACAACTTGAATCAGATTTGTGGTGGTTTGCTCATAGGCTAGAAAAAGATGCTGGCAAAACTGATCTAGCCTTTGGTGATGATTACATCAATCAATATTTAGATGTTGATTTGGTTTATGACTCAAAAAATGGATAGACCGGCACGGATCAATTTATGAAGTCGCTACTGTGTCGGTGGCAACAGGTATCAGCCCTAAAGATTTATTAGAAGTTGATCCAGCGATTTATTCAGCCATTAAAGCCATTTTGCAAGAACGCCATTATCAAAGCAAGAAGGCAACAGTTAGGCGAAAATAATGATTGAACCTAGATATTCAGGATTGCCTGGCCGTACTAGATCATTGGCGGCAGTGCCATCAATCTATGTTGAAAATTTAACTGAACTTCTTGAAAAGATGAAGAAAGTTGATCCTGATTTACAAAAAGAATTTAGAAGGGAATTAAGCAAGTCCGTTAAGCCGGTTGCAAAGTTAGCACAAAGTTTTGTGCCACATTCACCATTCCCGGGATGGCGTGATGTTGAGCCTAACTATCCACCACAATGGGGTTGGGCTAATGATCAAGCACATAGGGGTAGAACAATTGGCCAAGATAAAAGAAGCCGTTGGAAGTGGTCGCAAACAGAAGTTATACGCGGCATAAGAGTGAGTACAGCTAAAAGCAAAGTACAAAGAATTAAAGGCGTTACATTTGGTGTAACTGCATTAGCCATAGTAAATAAATCTGTACCAGGTATAATTTATGAGTTGGCAGGTTTTGGATCATCAAGATCAAGGGGAAGAACTAGGCGCGTAAGCCGTAACCCAAATGCTAGTGAAGCATTTATTGGTAAATTGCAAGGCACTGCAAACAGCGGTGCTTACAAAGAAAAAAGATTGATTTATAGGGCATCACAACAATTAGGTGGCCAAGTAAATGATAATCTATACGGAGTATTGAAAAAATATCTAGGCAAAGAATTTAGGGGTTAATCATGGCACTAAGTCAATATGTTGCGATTAACTTTTTAACTAAGTTTGATAAAAAAGGTTTAGAGCGTGCTACCAAAGAGTTAAAAGGTTTTGACAAGGTAGTTGCCACCGGTTCATTTAGATTAAGAGCCTTTGCCAAAGCCGGTGGGGTTGCCGCCGCCGCTGGCCTTGCCTTATTTACTAAGCGATCAATTGAAGCGGCATTAGCCCAGGAAAGATTAGATAAGCAATTACAACTATCATTAAGAAGCCTTGATGAAGAATTTAGATTCCCTGAAGTCAAAGGATTTTTAGATACTTTAGAGCGTGCAACAAATGTTACTGGAGAAGAATTAGTACCTGCATTTAGAAAACTGGTAAGCCAAACAGGAGATTTACAATCAGCGCAATTTTTATTAAGCACGGCTTTAGATACATCAGCCGCGACAGGTGCGGATTTAAATAGTGTTTTAGATGCTATAAATAAAGCGGCAGTTGGTAATTACAAATCAATAGTATCCCTGGGTATTGGGTTCACCACCGCTGAAGCAAAGGCCGCTGGATTTACTAAGATTATTCAGAGCCTTGATAAGTACCAGGGTGCGGCAGAAAAACAAACTGAAACATTTTCAGGTCAATTAAAATCTTTTCAAATAAGCGCAGGCAAAGCCACCGAAACTTTGGGTTTAGGATTTTTAACTGCCGGCGCATACATAACCGGCGCACAAGGTAAATTAGATGTTTTTGGTGCAACCCTTGAAACTACTGCTACACAATTTTCAGATATTTTAGTTGGATCAGCAAAATCATTTGGCGATAAAGGTTTAGGTGGTTATTTAGATTTAGCGTTAGTCGCACTAGAAGGTTTAGTTGGCGAATCAGTAACCCTACAAAGATTAGAAAAAGAAGGCATTAAAGTAAGAGAACAGCGCATATTGCAAGAACGCGGTTATTTAGGTTTATCACAATTAACAATTGATGCGTTAGAAAAGCAAAGATTATATGGCAAAAAAGAATTAACCACAGAACAAATTTTAGCAAAAATACAAAAAGATATTTTGGCTAGAGAAAAAGCCGTTACTAAAGAAAAGCGTGCTCAACAGGAATTAGATAAAAAGAAGGCTGAATTGTCAGCTATGTTTGATCTTGATCGGATCAACCTACAAGCGGCGTTAAGCCGTAAATTAAATGGTGAAGATGAGTTGCGTGTAAAGATATTACAGAAGTTGGCAGATGGCACTAAGTCTGCCGTTGATGAAGCCCAACGCTATGTAGATGTATTAAAAGTTATTGAAGATGGTCAAATTACAACTGGTGAAGTTGAAATGTTGGCTAAAAAGTGGGGCATTACAACTGTTGAAGTTTTGATTTATCTACGCACATTATTTTCTGCCAATGATGAACTACGCAAGATGCTTGCATTGTTAGATGAATTAAGTAAGAAAAAAATTGTTATACCTACCAGTACATCAGGTATGTATCAACCTGGTTACTTTACTGAATTGGGTCAAAACCTAGTTGGCACACCTGGTTATAGTGGAATGAGCGCGGCTGAGATTACCGCTGAAAGATATAAAGAGAGTGGTGCGGCAAGGCGCGGTATTCCATTGATGGCAGAAGGTGGCGTTGTAACTAAGCCTACATTAGCAATGATTGGTGAAGCCGGCGCAGAAGCGGTTATACCTTTAGACAAAATGGGTGGAATGGGAACTACTGTAAATATCAATGTAGCCGGATCAGTTATATCAGAAGGTGAATTGCAATCTGTAATTCAGGATGCTTTGTATAACTTAAACCGATCAGGTGCGGTAACTCAATTAACTAACTTAGGAAGATAATGCCAGCGGCAAAATTTAGAGCTGAGATTGACTTCTCCGGCGGTGCTTCATTTGATCCAGCATTAGTGTTAGATGATCCTGCAACGCCTTTAGATATAGCGGTACTAGGTACTGCCGCCGCTGATACAGTTGATATAACAGACTTTGTAACTCAGTGCTATATCCGGCGTGCATTTAATAGATCATCAGATTCATTTACCGGTGGTACTGCACGCATTACATTTGTTGATGAAACCGGTGAGTTTAATCCAGCCAATACCGGTTCTTCTTTGTACGGCAAGATTAAACCTATGCGTAAGATTCGCTTTACGGCAGAGTATTTAGGTGTTACATATAACTTAGGTTCTATGTATGTTCAAGAATGGAATTATCAAAGCCCTACCGGATTTGATCCAGCCTATGTAACTTTGTCATGTGTAGATGGATTCCAATTATTAAACTTAACTACAATCACATCAGTTAGTGGTGGCACTGCCGGACAAACTACCGCACAAAGAATTTCAAGTTTGTTAGATGCCGGCGAATGGCCGGGTGGTATGCGTGATATATCTACAACTACAACCACAACAGTTCAGGCAGATGGCGGTAGTTCAAGATCATTGTTAGCCGCCTGCCAGGAAGTAGAAGCCACCGATTTAGGTTCTTTTTATATGGATCAACGCGGCTATGCAAAGTTCTTATCACGCACTGACATTATTACCGCATCAGGTGGTGCGGCAACAGCCTTTAGTGATGTGCCGGGATCAGGTGATATTACCTATCAGGCAGTGGAATTTGATATATCAGATTATCAGATGATCAATAAAGTAACAGTTACCCCAACAGGATTGACCGGGCAAACTGCCAGCGATACGGCAAGCATTGATGATTACTTTCAGCATAGCCGGGTAAGAAGCGGCATCATGCAAACAGAAGCGGATGCGCTTAATCAAGCAAGAATGATTATTGCAAGCCGAAAAGAGCAAGGCGTAAATTTACAGCTCAACTCATTAACAGTTGATGCCTTTGGTGAGGATGATTCTAGCCGGGTGATAGCCGCTTTAAATTTAGATGTATTTGATCCAATAGAAGTAACTCAAACCTTACCGGCTGGCAATGTGGTTACAGATAGCGTAATAACAGGCCTTACCTATCAGATCACCCCTAAATCTTTCCTAGTAAATTTTACATGCGCTCAACCCTTTGCATCAGGATTTTTGCTAGACTCTACTGTTGATGGAATTTTAGATGAAGATTCATTGGCCTATTAGGAGAATATAGATGGCAACCTTTTCAGTTGGTCAGGTACTTACAGCGGCGCAGATGAACTCAATCGCCAACCTTGCAGTTAGGGCAGTAACGGCCACATCAGATACCTTAGT